TTTTTAGAAGTAAACTCAAATTTTGCTCCAGAACCAGAAGATACTACATTCAGTGATGTGCTTGATGTAGTATATCCAACTCCACCACTCACAACTTTTACACTAGTGATAGAACCATCAGTAATTACTGGAGTTAAGAGTGCAGATTGTCCAGATCCAAATACTTCTATATTTGGTGGAGAATTATAACCACTTCCAGAGTTCAGAACAACTGCATCAACAATTCTTCCATTTGAAATAATTGGTTTAATTTGTCCACCAGAACCACTATTTAAATTGAATGATGGTTGTCTATTATAGTTTAAAATTTCTGAAGATCCATATCCAATACCACCGTTTTCAATGAATACCGATGTAACTTCTCCCCTGAAAACTGGTTGCAGTATTGCACTGAAGGATTGCTGGGTAAATGTTGATACGCCTATTTTACCAGAAACAGTTACTTGAATTTCTGGATAGTTAAAGATTTGAGTTCCAGAACCACTGGAAGTTAGATTTAAATAGTTTTTATTTCTGTAGTAAAAATCAGCACTTGTTGTCCCAACTCCAACTTGAGACAGTTTAAAGTTGTTATCATCAACCTTTGTAACATAATAGGATCCTGTAGAAATTCCACCAATAGGAGTAGTTCCTGGTGTATAATAAACTACTTCACCACTTTGATACTTATGGTTCTCAATTGTAATTATATTTGATGCAGTATTAATTCCTGATGAGGTTACTGTAGTTTTTCTATTTTTATATCCAGTTCCAGAATTTGAAACAGTAACAGAACCAATTATTTTCTTCTCGTTTCTAACATTGAATGTATGATTGCCAGTTCCATAGGATGTTAAATCTATTGCATTTGTTCTGGAAATAGCATCTGCATATGTATTGTGTAACTTAATACTATAATCATCTTGAACTGATGTATAATAAGATGAAAATGTTGAGAGTCCACCAACAGATGTAGATTCGTTAGTTTTATAGATTACATTTTCACCATCTCTAAATTTATGATAGTTTGAAAATGTGATTACATCAGTAGAAAGATCTACTTGGTCTGGTGATGATGCGTTAAAATCAATTGAATGATTTATTGATATGAGATTTGCTTTTGCTGCAGCACCAGAACCATTTCCACCAGTAATTGTGATGACTGGTTCGTCAAGATAATCAAATCCACCATCAACAACATCAATTCTTTCTAAAACACCATCAACTTCACAATGTCCAGAAAAACCATTTCCAATCTGATCAGAAATTTGTAAAACTGGAGGATTTATTACATCATATCCACTACCACCAGAGGTTACATCAACATTTTGAAGAGGTCCATAGAAAATAGTATCATTGGACTTATAATTAAGAATCTCAACACCATTAACTAAAATTCCAGTAAGTCCTGGTCTTGTTTCATACTCAATATCATCGTTTACTGGACTTGAAACTTTTCTCAGTAACTTTTGTGGTTCTAAATTTTGATTAGCAAATGATGTATATTCTAGAATATTATTACTTACAGTTCCTGTCAGAGTAACATACTTTCCGTTGTAAATATTCGATTTGCTTAGTGATAATTTATGTAAATATTCGATTTGCTTAGTGATAATTTAATAGTGTTCTCATCAACTCTTTTGATGAAATAAATTCCATCATCAATGTTCAACTTATTAGTATCACTTACAGATCTATAAGTTACAGAATCCCCAGTGCAAAATCCATGATTTACTGATGTTATATTTTCTCCATTAAAAGTTCCGGAGAAAGTAATAGATCTATTATTAATGTTTAGTGATTCATCCAAATAATTTGGAATTGATGGTGAAGCAACATAAAGTGACTCATTATCGGTGTATACATTCTGAACATTAGTCGTGTATATTGATAATTCTGGATAATTATTAGAATTTACCTTTGAAAGAATTTTTTCAATATTATATTTTACTTGATTATTAAGTTGTCCTTGACCTCTTACGGAAATTGCATTTTCATTTACAATTAATCAACCTTACAAGGTTTTTCACTTCCATCAGAACCCGTTATTTTTGCATTATCACCTACTACAAAATTATGTCTATCAAAGGTTCTTAAATTATAAGTAAAACTTGATAATTCTTGAAGAGATATTGACCTTACATCATAAGAGGTTGCAATATTGAAGAACCAATTATTTGCAGCATAATCTGTGATGCCAATACCAAGTGTCTTCGATTCGACAATATCACCCTCCTCATAGTAATAAGTGGATGATGGTATTTCTAAGTCAGATAATACTCCAGTTACTCTAACAGTAACTACATTACTAGTATCAAGACCAGAATATCCATATGCATATGCATCAAGTCGAATATCTTGACCAGAAGTAATTGTTCTAGTTATCCCACTACATCCAAAAAATTGATTTAGAGTTTTTGACTCATATGTAAAAGTTAATGATGTGCCGTCAGAATAATCTACAACTAGTGTTCCACTATTTGGAAATCCAACAGTAGAATCTACATCTAGTGTTGTTGCATTTGCAGATACTGAAGTAATTAATTTTGTAGATGGATGAATAGAGAACTTACCAAATACGGATCCTCTTACATTGATGTCCTTATCATAGTCAAAATCCAAACTCAGAACATAATACTCTTTTTGATCTCTGGAAATTTTCTGTACATTAGTTACAGAACCACTTGCTGCAGGAAAATTTTCTGTTTGATCCTGGAATAAAGTTCTATTGAGGAGATCTTCTGGATTTCCACTCAGAGACTCTACTACAAGGTCCCTGGTTACTCTATATTGTGCGTCTGATGGATTGATAAGGTAATCCCTTGGTTTGATAACCTCAACGTCTTCACCATAGAGTGCTCTGAATAAAATCTCAAAGGATTGATCTGCACCTTTAGTTGAGTAAAAGTCACTAGATTGCTTAATGAAAATTCTTTTATCAATTCCCGAATATAACTCTCGGTCTTCAAATCCAGGAGTTACTTGAGTTTTTACTTTTTTGAAGAATTCCTTTAAAAAGAGAACACTTAAGTTGTTTACTGTAGTCCCAGAAGAGTGTTGGGAAATTTCTGATTCTGAGAATACCAGTTGGTCTGGTTTATTGGAATTTCTATATGAAGTTACACCACTAAATCCTCTAACACATCCAACAAAAGAATTTGCAGTAATGCTAGTATATGTTATGATCTCAGAATCAATCTGAATCAATCCATAAGATTGTGGAAATCCATATGTCGATTCAACAAAAATTTCACTATCCGAAAAAGTAACATCGGATGATAAGACAGTAGAATCTTTAAGATTGGTTAAGTTATCGACTTTTACATATTGATCAACATTTTGTAAAATATCTGAGGTCGAACCCTGACCCTCAAGAGACAAATAATATTGAGATAAAAACTCACTAACGAGAGGGAATTCCTCTTTTACAAAATTTGGGAGTTGACTTGCAACTACGGAACTAATCTTGATTCTGGTATCTGTCATTTCTTACTGTCTTACTAAAATTCCGTTTGTATAACTTGATGTTGTAGTGTATGTTGTTCCTGAGGGATCAGCACCTGAGGAAATTTCATCGGATAACATATTTAATGTAGTCTTATTAATATCTAGTTGCAAATATAAATCCTGTAATCCAATGACATCATTTGATTTTGGAACTGCAGAAATTTCAATAATCGACTCACCTTGAACCGATTTTTCGGTGGAAACAATATTAACAATATTCAAAAGTATCTCACCTTTTTCATAATCAATTGTTCCAACATTATTCTTAACAATCTCTGGTTGAGTTTGTGAATTAAGTTTAAAGAAGAATATGTTTCCAGTAGTTCCATTTTGATTTGGAATATCTGAGAGGTATAAAGTATCTGAAATACCAGAAACTTTGAATCCAGAGGACTTTATATTGTAACCATTTGTATTTTTGATGTGGAAGGAATTTCCAAAGCAAATTTCATAATCCGCAAATTGATTTAAACTTGCTTTCAAGTCTCTCCTAATCTGAACTTTGGTAATATTAGAAGTTACTGATTCGTGACTATTATCTACGATGTTTTGGAATTTACTATACTTAAATCTTGCGCCATATTTGTTGAGTTCTGTTGAACTTGCATATGTATTGATATTGTCAGATATAATAGTCTTTACAAAGTCCGAATTTGGGGCAAGATTTGTGTTATAGTATGCAGTTACATCTGCTTCAACATACAAATACTTAATATCAAGGATTTCTGGAACAATTCCAGCAACACTATACTTTCTTAACTGATTTTTGAGATTATCCTTGATCGAGTTTGGAACAAAAGGTCCATAGAAAGGTTTGATAGTGATAAAAACCTTTCCATATTGTGGGGGATTCAAATCTTCTCCACCAAACACTGAAACTGATTGAGTTTCTGGATAAATCTTCGGAATTAGTGCTTCATAATCAGATGCTGTCACTGCACGGTTGTTTGATGCATAGATTCTAGGAGCATAATTTTTAATTGAACTCACAGATTCAATTTCATTACCACCTTGAGATGGTGTAATTGTGGTAATTAAAGAAATTCCGTTAGTAACTAAGTTATTATTGTTATCTACAATTCTTCCATTGAATGTAAATGAAGAAACACCATTACCCGATTCTCCATTTGTTGTAATATACGATACTTCAATGAAATTCTGTGCTTCGAGTTTTTCTCCAAATACACCATCACCAAAAATTAACTCATATCTCTGATCTTCAATCTCTTGTAAGAAGAAAACTCTAGAAGTAGAGGTAACTTCAAGTAAACTATCAGATAAATTGAATTTTTTGGAAGATGTACTAGATTGAGTATCTCTAACTAAGACAGAAATGCTCGAAGTGTCAATATTTGCGTTATCTAAGATATATCTTTGTGGTGGTGCTGGGTTTTCTGCTTCTACTGTGAAGTTTGATGTTAAGAAAGTTCCCTCATAAATCTGAACATTCTCAAATAATGCAATTCCATTTACAACAGGAGCAGTAACATCGGATGGAATTGCAAAAGTATAACTTGTATTTCCAAAAGAGGAAGAGGATGTACAAACAGTTCCTTTTTTGATCGTCAGAGTTGTTGGATTGGTAGAAAATCCAGTGGTATCTACAAAGAAAGTTATTGTTGCTCTAGATGAAGTTCTTGATCTTGGAACATATCCAATATTTCTTGCAAGAGAAACTACATTTTCTCTTAGAGTTGCACTATCAATGAATACTTCATTGCTAATCATATTAGCATTGTATGAAGTAATATAAGTGTTATATGCTAAGACATCAATCAATGTTGAAAGGTTAGACCCTTCGAAGTCATAGTCAGTAAAATTTGAATTCGATCTTAGGTAATCCTTAATCGAAGTTCTTATTTGATCAAAATCTAGGTTTGTAAAATTTACTAGTGCCATTTATCTCGTTGGCTGTAATGCGAATGATAATTGTTGAGGTAATGCATCAATTCCAACAATATAATAATTGATGGTTACATAAAATTCATTGTTGTCATAGTTTGGAGCAACCACTACATCGATTAGTTCGACTCTTGGTTCATAATTATTGATTGTATTTTCAATTTCATCTTTAATTACCGATGCAGTTATCTCATCGATATTCTCAAACAAAGAACGACTTACTTTAGAACCTAAATTTTGATTAAAAAACCTTTCACCTGGATAAGTAAGTACCAAATTGCGAACAGAACGGGCAATTGCATTCTCATTTTTGAGTGCAATCAAGTCATAATTGATTGGATTGACCTGAAACGACATGCTCAGGTCTTTAAATTCTTTACTTACCCGTTCTACAGGCATAAAAATTAATAAATCTATCTTATTTATTCGGGTTTTTTGGATTCGTAAAGGGGTTCTGTACCATACTCCCAGTCATCATAGTCCTCATCATTGCGAATTTTTGAATGAAGTTCATTTTGAATCAAAAAATCATGCTTTTTGGGTGTAAGATCATCATTACTGATCTCTCTGAGCATCTTTTTTTCTTTAATTTTCTCAAAAACACCATAATCTGATGTTAAGTTGGTTGTTCCCCACAATTCGTACATGTAATTTTTGTCACGATCTGATGGTTTTCCCATTTTGCTCTCCTGATTT